CAGTGGCTCCATTTCGGCCCCAACACAAGTAACGGCCGGGGTTTCTTACCCCTTCACACTGTGGTTCTACGAGAACGGTGGTGGTGCGTGGGTTCAACTCAACTGGTTGACTACGTCCGGATGGGAACTAGTGCCAGAACTGGCGTTTACGACAGAGCCGGTAATCCCGACCACTACTACGTCTTCTACGACCACTACCACTGAGGCTCCGACTACCACCACGTCGTCTACTACCACCACGGCTGTTCCGAGTACCACGAGTCAGCCTCCCACCACGACGACCTCTTCCTCAACCACTTCCGTACCCGAGACGACGACGACAACCTCTTCGACAACCACGAGTACGTCGACCAGCGTGCCTCTGCCAATCGGAACGACAACCTCCACCCAAATTCCGTCGACCACCACTTCCGTCGCAACCAGTACCAGCACAACAACAACTTCGACCACGGTGTCAGCATCAACCACGACCATACCAGCAGATAGCAATCCTTTGCAAGACCTTCCGGCAGAAAAGATTGCAGAAGCCGTTGTTTCACAAATTGAAGATGCAACTGACGAAGAACTAGAAACTTTCTTTGAAGAATTGAATATGGCGGCATTGACTGTGGAACAACAAAATGCCGTTGCTGAGGCTCTGTCAGAAGCGCCGGAAGATGTCAAGAAAGTGTTTGAGGCCACAGTCAACATTTTTGGTGAGGGTTTTGACAGTTACACACCGGTTGGGTCGAACGTAACGGTGCGTGAACGAAAGGTGATTATTGCCGCTACTGGTGTATTATTTGTAGCACCAACTGTTTCTGTTTCGTCATCCAGCGGTTCTCAGTCTTCAGATTCCCGCAGGAGGGCATAAGTGCAGAAGTTCCTAGAGGAACTACAAGGTTTGGCATGGACACTGGCCGGTACCGGTCTGGTGCTGATTACCCTGTCCGGTCAGGTTAGGACGTATGGACTGTGGATTAGCGGGATTGCCCTTGGTGTGCACGTCACCACCTCCTTGCTGAAGGACGAGTAGCCATCACTGAAGTAGAATAGAGACATGGTCCGTCATGTCGATTACACACTCACCCGGGGTTTGCCGTGGGAGAGACTCATTATTGTCAAAGACCGGTGGACTCATCGCCTAATGTACCCTAGCGATGCCCGGGCATACATCAAGACCGGGGACATCACGGTTGCAGAGATTACCTGCACCATTACCACACAAAACGGGATTAAACTTTCTCTAACGGCTGAAGAAACCCAAGACCTGCCGTTGGGTGAATTGTCTTACGACGTGATGGCTACTGTAGGTGGCTACCAGCAACCGGTTGCCAAGGGTACAATTGATGTGTCTGCCCTTGACACCATTACCCCTCTGGAGGACGCTCTCGCTATGGAAATCCGCTACAAGCAGTACACGGATTACCGGCGTAACTTCACGTGGAAAGACGACAACGGGGTCCTGATTGCCGTTCAAAGCGCCTTTATGCAAGCCAAGAACTCTTCTGGGACAACGGTTATCGACCTTCGGTGGTACGCCACCACGCCCCCTGAATCCACAGTCATTGGTCTTCCGGCCAACCGACGGGGTTATCTTGCCCCGGTTACAGGGGCAACGCTTGAGATGCACTTGTCAAATGCCCTTGTTGTGGCTCCGGGTGCTTACAATTACGATTTGTTTGTTCAGGATTCAGCCGGAGACTGGGATTGTTTAGTATCAGGAAACCTAGTCGTTGAGGCCGCTGTCTCCGCACCCCCTGTATGAGTAGTCTTGAAATCACTAAAACTGCTCGCACGAGCAGTGTAGAACTATCCAAGACACCAAATAAAACGGTTGTTCTGGATGGAGGCTCAACCAAGGACGTTATTGAGGTTCACGACCCGGGTGTTGCTGGTCCTCCCAACAACTTGTCTATTGGAACAGTCACCAGTGGGGAAACCGCTTCAGCCTCAATTACCGGTATTTCACCATCTCAGACATTGAATTTGGTTATTCCCGTGGGTGGGACATACGTGCACAACCAATATTCAGCGTCATCTACATGGACTATCCCACACGGCCTCGGTTACAACCCCAACATTACCGTGGTCGATTCGGCTGGTACCATTATTGAAGGCTCGTTGAACTACCCGGACACTAACACTCTCGTTGCAACCTTTACAGCCTCTTTCGCCGGTAAAGCCTATCTCTCGTAAGGAATCTGATGGCACGTAAGTTTCTAGTCCCCATTGACCTCTCCAAGCAGGAGTTGCAGAACGCCCGTGTTCAGAACCTTGCTTCGGCACCGGCTAGTCCTGTTGCAGGTCAAATTTACTTCAACACCACCAGCAACAGCCTGTTTTTCTATGACGGTACGGCGTGGGTTGATGCCCAGACAGCCCCGTACTCATACGGAACTGTTGGTGAGATTTCAACAATTGATGTTGGTGATACCGCCAGTGCCGGTACAAGTGCCAACCTTGCCCGTGCAGACCACCAGCACGCCGCCCCTTCGTTTGGCAACGTAACGTCACAAACGTCGTTTGGAGCGTCTTCCAGCAATGGTTCAGCCACTACTTTGGCTCGTTCCGACCACAGTCACGGAACCCCAGCCCATGATGCGGCCGCACACAGTGCAATCAAGATTTCGGACCTTGCCGCTCCTAGTGCCGATGTCAGCCTTGCTAGCCACAAACTGACCAACGTCACCGACCCGACCAGCGCCCAAGATGCCGCCACCAAGGCATACGTAGACGGACGCAAGGTTACTGACCTAACAGCCCCAACTTCGGCGTTCAGCATGAACAGCCAGAAGATTACAAACCTTGCCACGCCGACGGCTGACACAGACGCCGCTAACAAGGGTTATGTGGACAATGCAGTTGCCGGTCTATCATGGAAGGACTCGGTTCACCTGCTTGCGGCCAGCAACGTCGCCACGGCAGGAAATACCGGAACCCTTGCCATTGATAGTCACGCCGCTCTTACCTCGGCTGAGGACGGGTATCGACTGCTTCTCAAGGGTCAAACCACCTCCTCAGACAACGGAATCTACGTTTATCAGGACAACGGTACGACCTACACCCTTGTCCGTGCGACTGACGCCGACAACTACACCGAACTCATTGGTGCCGCTGTTTTTGTCAAGGAAGGCACGCTGTACGGAGCAACAGCATGGGTTCAGTCTGTTCACTACCTGACTAGTTTCTCCGGACAAGTCTGGACTCAGTTCTCTGGTTCGGGAACCTACACTGCCTCGCAGGGTGTTGTCCTTGTTGGCAACGATTTCCGCTTTGCTCCTGCCACCAACGGTGGTCTTGAGACCGGTGTCAGTGGTGGTGCAATCAAACTCCAGACCAACTCTGGTTTGGGGACAACCTCCAATGGTCTGGCGGTCGGTGCTGGTACCGGTATTACTGTTTCGACAGGAACCGTCTCCATTGATACCGCAGTTGTTGCACGTAAGTATTCGGCCAATGTCGGTGACAACTCAAACTCGACCATCACAATTACCCACAACTTGGGGACACGTGATGTGATTGTGTCCCTTCGTGAGGCAAGTAGTCCGTATGCCACCGTCGAGCCGGACATCGCCATGACTACGACCAATACAGTGACACTCAGTTTTGCGGTTGCGCCGACGACAGACCAATATCGAGTCACGGTAATCGGTTAATAGAGGAGTAATCCTCTAGTAAAGTAGAGCCATGGCCGATTTTCTCAAGTCCTTACGCATTAAAGGCGTCGAGATTGACCCAGTCGGGGCCACTACAGACCAAATACTCAAGTACAACGGGGTTAAGTTTGTTGCGGCTACCGGGGGAGGGGCGTCTGTCAGCGTCTCAGACACGGCCCCAGCGTCGCCAACAGAAGGGGACCTGTGGTTTGAGTCAGACACTGGTAAGACGTTTGTTTACTACGATTCATATTGGGTAGAAACAGGAACTGGCGCTTCTTATCCAGTAATTAACTCGGTTTCATTGACTACGAACAGTGCCACGACTATTTACAGTTTTGTCAAGACGGACACCCGCAGTGCAGAATTGTTGATTCAAGTTACTCAAGGGTCCAAATACACAGTTTCTAAGATTCTGTTGATTCACGACGGAACAACGGCCACGCTGGCGGAGTATGGTGTTATCGAATTAGGTACCACCCGTATTCCGTTGAATATTTCAACTACCATAAGTGGTAGCAACGTCTTGGTGCAGGCAACTGTCACCGATGCGTCAACCACAAATGCCACGGTCAAAGTGACCCCGACCTTGCTACCGGTGTAACAATGCTTATTCAACTTTACTGCTGGGAACTGGGTTTGACCGGTGAACCAGCAAAGACACAAGAACAACTGGCACAAGCCCTCCGGGAGATGCGTCAAGCCCTCCTCAACGAGTCAGATTGGACCCAAATGTCGGACAGCCCTCTGTCGGAGGAAGTCAAGAACGATTGGAGAATCTGGCGACAAGAAATGCGGGACATCACATCCAACGTCTCGTTTCCTCTTGATAACACTATTCAACTTCCGCTTCCCCCAGAAACTGGACGGCCCAAGTCATGGGACAATTGGGATTTGAGTCGAGGGGCTATTCCTTGGCAAGACTTACCGGTTGTCACGGTGACAGAAGAGGTAAATCATGGCACGCACTAGATTTAAGGTAAAAGAGGGTATTGCCGTTGCGGATGATAATTCTGCTGGCGGTTACCCGTTGGTGCCGGTAGGCACTGTTGTGGCGTTTGCTGGGTCTACAGCGCCTGAAGGTTGGTTACTGTGTGATGGGTCGGCAGTTAGTCGTTCCACATACGCAAACTTGTGGGTAACCCTTAGTTCTACCTATGGTAATGGTGACGGTTCTACAACTTTTAATCTTCCTGATGCTATGGGTCGCTCAATAGTGGGAGCAGGTTCTGGCTCTGGGTTAACCACACGCACATTGTCAACAAAGAGCGGTGTTGAATCAGTAACTCTTACAGGAGCACAATCAGGTACATCGGCTCACGGGCACGGGAATACAATCAGTGCTACGACTGGAAATGTCTCAGCAGACCATGCACATAACGCAAACCACGGGCACACTGCTTCATCTGGTGAGCAAAGCGCTACGCACAACCACTACATTGGCTCACACGCCCATTCATACAAAACGGCGGCTACGGCTACGGCAGGTACAAACCGTGCAATTCTTACAGGAACTGGTTCTGGTGCTACAACTGGCGGTATTAATGATGAGTCTATTGCGGCGGCTGGATATTCATATAGCAATAACGGTGGTCACACACATCCAGTTACAGTAGATGCCAATAACTTTAATACTGGTGGTATCACCGTTAACCATACTCATGCAGTAACAATCGCAGGTGGGGTTTCTACTGCTACTGAAGCAAATGCATCTTCGTCTCACGAAAACATGATGCCTTTCCTTGTTCTCAACTACATCATTAAGTATTGATTATGGCCATCGATTTTCCTTCTTCCCCAACACTCAACCAGACCCTGACTAGTGGTTCCAAGACGTGGCAATACGACGGAGAAAAGTGGGTTATTGTCCCGGCCCCAACAACTCTTGACTCTCTGTCAAACGTCGAGGTACCAACACCTACATCAGGTGATTATCTTAAGTACAACGGAACGTCGTGGGTAAACGACGCTATTGATTTGGGCACCGATACAACCGGCAGTTACGTACAGTCTTTGGTTGCCGGTACGGGAATCACGCTGTCTAACAACTCCGGTGAAGGGGCTACCCCAACAGTTGGGTTGACAGACAGTTCGGTAACAGTCAATGGTACCGCTATTTCTCTTGGTGGGAGTGGTACTGTCACGGCCGCCGCAGGAACCTTGACGGGGACAATTCTGAACTCAACTGTAACTGATTCCAGTTTGACAACAGTCGGGACATTGAATGGGTTGACCATTACCGGGGCCACCAATTTGGAGGAGATTAGGGAAAAGGTTGTTGACTCAACTATCTCCACAAACGTAATGACGTGTTCTTACACGTCCGCTGGAGTCTTTTATCAGTCAACTAGTCCTAGTGCCAACTTCACGGTGAACTTTACCAACGTCCCCACGGATAATGGTAATGCAATCACAATATCTATTTTTGTAGTTCAAGGTGCAACTGGTTACATTCCCAATGTTTTTCAGATTGATGGTTCTACCCAAACAATCAAATGGTCCGGCGGTAGTGCACCAACGCCTACGTCATCATCCGGAAAGATTGACCTCTTTACATTCACAATGATTCGCCGCAGTTCTACATGGACTGTGTTGGGTAGCGCCAACTTGAACTATTAGGGGGAATAATGCCATTTATTTCCTCTGTCAGTGGTGCACTGGGTGGGCGACTCTTCCCGTTGCTCAAAGGTTTAGTAGAACTTCCTACCGTTGCTATTTCTCCGGTCACAAATTTCAACCAAGACAGGGCAACTTTTAATGCAACAGTGTCACCAAACGGTGGAACAACTAGCCTTAAATTTCAATACAGCACTAATGGTTCAACATGGGTAGATGGTTCAACAATCACCGGATTGACCGGCGCAAGTCAATCTGCTTACTCAAACCAAACAAGTTTGTCTATTGGCACTCTCTACTATGTCCGTGCGGTGGCCACCAACTCGGCCGGAAGTGCAACAAGTAGTTCAACCTCGTTCACCACATGGTCGCTCAAGACCTACACCAAAACCACTTCTGGCTCCTTCTCTGTTGAAATACCTTCGATTACGCCTACCGGTGGGAGCGCCATTGCACCCACGGTTTATGAAATGCTCCTGTATGGAGGCGGTGGAGGTGCCAACTACGGTGGTGGTGGAGGTGGTGGATACCGGCTGTCTGCAAGCCACACATCTTCTACGGGCGGAACACAAACCATTAGTGGCTCGGTTGGAGCCGGGGGTGCGTCTGGTAACGGTGGAACAGGAGTAGGGACAGCAACGTCTGG